TTGTACCGCTTGTCGTACAGGTATCCGTTTTTTATTTGTTCCACGGCTGACCACATGCCTTTGCGCTGTTTGACGCTCTCTGTCCTCGGCATGTCGAAGATGTATCCTCTGCTCGGTTTGGCCATCGCGAACGCCATCAAATCCTGTGCGTCACCCATCGGAGGCACGTATGTTGCTTTACGGGCGATTTGGCAATACTTTGATAAGGTGGTCTTCCCGGCCCCTCCTGCCACGTCGATTACCACGAGGACCTTTCTATCGTCTTGAGCCTCGAAGTGTCTCATAACGCATTCTTGCCACGGTAGAAGGGAAATTTCGGAGTACTTGTTTAGTGCCTTTTCCCATGAGCGGAAGAAATGGCCTTCTTTTTCGCAGTACTTGAAGTCTCTAACGTGCGACGCGCTCACGTGTCCGACAGGACCCCATACTTTTATCATCCAATCCATTGTGTGCTCTGTTTTGTATACCACGCGTATTTGGTAGTGCTTGAATCCGCCTTCTCCTACTTCGTCTCCGATAACGTACCTGTCGGCTCCTTGATTCTCTAGAATCTGTCCGAGTTCGGTCATTGTTTTGCCTATCTTTTCCTTGCTTACGGTTATGTCGTACCATTTTGGTGCTGTCATTAGGGATTCCCCCGTATCCCCCATGTCCCCTTGGCGGTTAATAAATATCGGATAACAAAATTGTGTTATTGGTGTTATGCCTTGTATGGACGCAGATACTACAGAAGGAATTATAGACGCTCGTATGGACGCAGGTACTACAGAAGGCGCAGGTACTGAAGGATTGGATAGGTGATTGAATGGCAGTTCCTGTTCTTGGTATTCTTATGGGTGTTTCTAGCGGTGCTTCTTCGCTCGGTTCGCTCTACTCCGCTCGTGCCAATGCTGCTTCGTATCAGTATACTGCGGCTAAGTTCGCGGAGAACGATCGTTATTGGGCTGATTATAAGAAAAACACTGGTGTTACTCCTAAGTATCCCTATCGTGCTGGTGCTGTCAACGATGTAGGTCAACTCTACGGTCGTCAGGCTGGTATCGCTAAAGGTGTTGCTGGTACTGCTAAGGGTGCCGTTCAGGGTGCGAGGAAGGTTAACGATTTCTATTGGATGTGGTAAAATGGCTACAAATTATGCAAGTGCGAGTTATCAGGAGATTTTAGACGTTAATACTGTTAAGGGTAATGTGACCATTATCGGGATCCATACTCCTATTGGCGATACTCCTGTTCGTAGGCTTTCTGGGTTTTTCTCTCAGTTTAGGAAGTTTAGGTACAAAGGATGCTCTGTTCAGGTTGTTCCTGCAGCGACTCTCCCAGCTGACCCCCTGCAGGTCGGTTTTGAGGCTGGCGAGAATACTATAGACATGCGCGATATGCTCAATCCTATTATTTTTCATGGAACACATGGCGAATCTCTTCAGATTGCTTGGAATAATATTTTCGTTAATCCTAACCGTTACGATTCTTCTCCTAATCCGAATTATAACGGTTACATCGAGGGCGCTGCTTTTGATGCTACTGATCTTGAGTTCGGTAGTGTTACCGATTCTACTGTTGAAACCCAGTACTATCAGGCGATTACTGACAGGTCTTGGAGGAAGTTCGGTATTCAGTCCACTTTTAAGCTTCCTTTCATGTCTCCTCGTGTTTGGAAGGCATCTACTATCTATCCGATTCTTCAGAATGGCGGTCTTGAACTAGGTTCCATGAATACTGGACCTAAATATGCCGGTGGTGATCTTCCTCTCGGTTCTATTTTTGACAGTGGTAATGGTTATGGTCTTACTCAGCAAATCGATGAAGCCCAGCATGTCCTTGACCAGAAATGGATGTCCAGCGGTACAACTCCTCTCGGATGGCTCCCTACCGTGACTTTCCCTAATGTGGTTTCTGCGTCCCAGGTTACCTCGGCGCCGAAGACTGTGCTTCCTAAGATATTCATGGGAATTCTCGTACTTCCCCCGTCTTATCTTCAAGAACTTTACTTCAGGGTGATTGTGACCCATTATTACGAATTTAAAGGGTTCACTGCATCGCTTGCTCCTGCTCTTCCTCTTCCCGGTTCTAAGGGAGCTTATGAGAATGCGGTTAAGACTACTGCTTCTTCTCAGAGTGATGCTGTTGAGGTTGCGGATGCTACCTTAGAATCTCCTACTGCCAATATCGTACGCGTATCGGATGGGGTGTTTTGACTGCTCGTAAGTCTCGCTATAATTTTCGCGATTACGGCAATTGGGCTTTCGTTGTCGATTCGCTATAAGAAACAGGACTGACCATCCTTATCTTCCCCCGCGTAAGCGGGGTAAACCCTTTCCGCGTAAGCGGGGACCCAGTGGCGAACGTTCTCCGCCATCCCCCGCATCCCCCTACTTTCAAAAGATTAATAGAATATAGAATAGGGGTTCTCTAGTGTTACGCGGTAGCGCTAAGAGAACCCCGTTGTCTCACCACTCTTGAGTTACTATGCTGTCCCCCAGCTTCTCTAGGTGGATTATCTCCCATCTGTCTAGGCTTAGGGCATCCTCTGGCGGTTCCTCATTGGTGAAGATGATGACTTTTGGTGGTTCTATCCACATATCCTTGTAATTGTACCGCTTGTCGTACAGGTATCCGTTTTTTATTTGTTCCACGGCTGACCACA